TCAGGCTGTGATCTCCTGACCGTTGTTGAAGGTCACTCTGATGTCTTTCTCACTGAAGACCGTGATGAAGTCTACTAGGCTGCTGAAGGCTTCGAGCGAGAATGCTGTCATGGTATCAGGCGTTTTCTCGAAGGCGGTGAGAAAGTCCTCAATGCCCGCCTTGTTGGCCTGCGTGGTGCTGATCTGCTCGTTCAGATCGTCGATCTGGGTCTTGAGCTCACCGTAGCGCTTGGAGAGGGCATCGTACTTCTGCTGGTAGCTTGTCTGGTCCTGCGCGACGTGAGCGTTCGCGTAGATGGTCTTTTGAACAGCCTCGGAAACGGCAGCTGCTTCAACCAGAAGGTTGTCTCGCTCCGTTTCCAGCTCCTTCGTGTCGAAGAGGAGCCCCAGCATCTCATGGCCATTGGCGATGACCTCGTCCTTTGTCGCTAGGAGCTTGTTTGCCGCTGATAGGAAGGCAGCCTTGACCTGTTCGTCTGTCAGGTGCGGAGTGGAGCAACGCTTGTCCCCATCGTACTTGTGGTTGCATTGCCAGATGACGTGGCGGTATTTGTCGTTTGAGTGCCAGACCTTTGAGCCGTACCAGCTGCCGCACTCACCGCATTTGATCTTCGAGGAGAAAGGGTAGACTCCGCTGTGGTACTTCTCACCTTTGCCACGCTTGTCTATCTCGCGCTGGACCATATCGAAGGTCTCCGGATCGATGATAGCCTCGTGGTCGCCTTCCACGTAGTACTGAGGAATCTCGCCTTCATTAGGTTTTGTCTTCTTTGTGAGGTAGTCAACCGTGAAGGACTTCTGAAGGAGGGCATCACCCTTGTATTTCTCATTTCGGAGGATGCTCTTTACAGATGATTGACTCCATTGGTCCTTACCGCCCGGACTCTTGAGACCTCTTTTGGTGAGCTCATCCGCAATGCCGTGATAGGTCATGCCTTGCAGGAAAAGACTGTAGATGAGTTTCACGGTTTTTGCCTGCTCCGGGTTAACGGTAAGCTTCCCGTCTGGTCCTTTGTCGTAACCGAGGAACCTCTTGTAGGCGACGGAGACCTTGCCGTCAGCGAATCGCTTTCTCTGGCCCCAGGTGACGTTCTCCGAAATGGATCTGGATTCCTCCTGAGCCAGTGAGCTCATGATCGTGATAAGGAGCTCACCCTTGGAGTCGAAGGTCCAGATGTTTTCCTTCTCGAAGTAGCACTCGGTACCGTGCTCCTTGAGCTTTCGAATGGTGGTCAGGGAGTCGACCGTGTTCCGGGCGAACCTGGACACGCTCTTTGTGACTATAAGATCGATTTTGCCTGCCAGCGCATCGGCGACCATGCGCTTGAAGCCCTCACGGTGTTTGGTGCTTGTTCCAGTGATGCCTTCATCCGTGTAGACCTTGACGAATTCCCAATCGTCGCGAGCCTTGATGAATTTCGTGTAGTAGTCGATCTGTGCCTCGTAGCTGGTGAACTGCTCGTCGTGGTCCGTGGAGACTCTGGCGTAAGCGGCGACCTTTCGTTTACTTGGCGTATCGATCGGCGCAGCGGTAAACCGGCTGATGCTTGCTGGGATTGTTGTTATTTTCCTTTGCTGTTCCAATATTTCTCACTCCTTATCTGCTTCATCCTTTCGCTCATTTTCTTACGACGCTCCGAGGAGTATTCCTGCCTGGGAGCCGCCTCGAACTTAGCTCTTCGTTCTGATGACCACTTTGGCATTTTGCGTGAGGTGTCGTAGTCTTCTTGGACCTCATGCCCATCTTTGAAAGTGAAGGTCAGGTGGCCGCCTGGAGAAACCGTGATCTTTTCAATGTTCTCTGTGAAGGCAGTGGCATCAAATTCTGGAATGCCGAGAACCTTTGCGCAGAGCTCTTTTAGGGTATCTTCGTGAATGCAGTTGTTGTGGCAGGTGTTGGTGGTGGCACAGCAGAAGAGGTGATATTTCTCACCGGAGGCTGCCTTCCTTGTTTGTCTGCGGTAGTTGTTGCCACATTCCGCGCATTTGATTCTGCCGGTAAATGCTGTGGCATTTTTGCAGCGAGGAGTATTCTTTCTCTTGCGAGAGACCTTCTCGCGGTACTCTTTGGTCCAGCAGTCCTGGTGACCGGTGTTGGGGCAGGGCTTACGGATGACGGTGCCATCCTTCATGAAGAAGTCGAGAACGTAGCCTTCCGGGACCTCGATGTGATCCACCTTGTCGAGGAAGGTCTGCTCGTCAAATTCGTCAAGACCAAGAACCTCGTTGCAGGCTTTGATCAAGCTCTTCTGGCTGATGCTTCCCTTGTTCGGGCATGCTGGCCTTTCTGCCTTTTTCCTTGCGAGCATCTTTCTGGTTCCGCAGACCCAGAATTCTTGATAGATTCCTCTATCTGTCCGATGCTCATGCATGTAGCTGAGGCCGCAATGCGGGCATTTGATCTTGCCGGTAAAACAGCAGGTGTCGAGGCTCTTGTTGGCCAGAGGACCGAGCTCCTTGCGTCTTGCAATCTCTGATTGCACATAGTCAAAGGTCTCTTTGTCGATGATGGCTTCATGAGTGTTCTCCACATAGTACTGTGGGAGCTCTCCGTGATTCTTTCTGCGATGCTTACCGATTGGGTCCTCAATGAACTCCTTCTGAAGGAGAAGGTTACCGGTGTAGGTCACGTTGGTGAGGACCACCTTGATATTGGAATCCACCCAGCGGCAGCCCTCGCGAGTTGTGATTCCCTCGGCAGCAAATTCTCGCTCGGTCTCGAGCCTCGATTTACCGTCGAGGAAGTTCTGGAAGATTCGCTTTACAATGGCAGCCTCCTCGGGAACAATGACCAGATCGTCACCTTCCCACCTGTAGCCGTATATCCGGAAGTGTCCATTTGGAATGCCCTGTTGCATACGCTTTCGCACTCCCCATTTCACGTTGTTGCTGATGCTTTCGGATTCTGACTGTGCGAAGGAAGCAAGTAGCGTCAGCATCACCTCGCCGTCTCCGGAGAGGGAGTTGATGTTCTCCTTCTCGAACCGGACCTCAATGCCGAGCTCTCGAAGGTGCCGGACGGTGTTCAGAAGGTCGACCGTATTTCGGGCAAATCTTGAAATGCTCTTCGTGAGGACAATGTCGATGCGTCCTGCTTCACAGTCAGCGAGCATTCGCTGGAATTCAGCTCGCTTCTCTGTACTGGTACCGCTGATGCCTTCGTCTGCATAGACGCCAGCATAGATCCACTCTGGATTGCTTTGAATCAGAGAGGAGTAGTAGCTGACCTGCGCCGACAGGGAATGGTGCAGTCGCTCGGTTTCCATTGAAACTCGAGCATAGGCAGCGACTCTTTTTTTCGTCGGCAGCTTTGGCATGGCGGGCTTAATTTTTGTTATTTTTGCCATTTGACGTCACTCCTTTCCTTACAATAGATCACTCTGGCCGCCCGACGAAGCAAGGACTACTTCGAGCATAAAGTGCCGATTATCGGGGAGTATTTCTCCTTCATTTTGGTATCAATTACCGCGTACTGCTCCTCTGTGATCAGGCGGCTTCTTAGCATCGACTGGAACATGTTCATGGTCGCCTGATAGAGGGCTTCTCGCCTGAACTGATCATCTGTCATGGCGATCACCTCCAAACCGGTCCTTGATGTAGCACTCATGGGAGCAGTACTTCCTGTGATTGTTGCCATAGGCCGTAAAGGGCTTACCGCAGCATGCGCAGGTGAAGGAGTAGATTGCTGTTTCTCTCCGGTGCACAGCCTCTGGGTGATGGTTCCACCAGGACTGGCAACATTCGTCACTACAGAAGGAAATATGCTTGTGCTTTGGAAGCTGCTTAATTGGCTTGCCACAATTTCTGCAGAAAGAGGTATTCTCATCGTTTTCCACAGGTGTAGATTCTCCATTTACCGAGAGCTTTTTCCTTCTGCAGTAGGAGCTGACCTGGGCCTTTGATAATCCCAGGAGCTTTGCAATCTGACCGTAGCTATTTCCAGAGCTTCGAAGCTCAGTAATTTGTTTTCTCTGTTCACTTGTCACCTTAATCACCTCCAATAGGAACTGGAGGTTTCTGGGAAAAATGCGCGGAATTTCTTAAAATGTTTCTGCATTAGACCGACCTCCTGGTTCTCAATGGAGGTGAGGGTGTCGGATTGACGAAATGATTCGTATGGATTTGAGAGAGAATCTGTGATAGGATAACGAAGAAATAAATATCCTCTGCCGCCGGGCAGAAAACTGTGCATCGGTTCCGTATCGTTAGGCCTTAGAAGATACGGGGTGACCGATGTATTTTCTTTGTTCCAGGAGGTAGAAAATGGAATGGATCATGTTGCTCCTTGCCGGAGCATCAGAAATTACATGGGCAATGTCCATGAAGCTGTCAGAAGGATTTTCGAAGGTTGTTCCGACGATCATCACGGTTGTCTTTTATATCGCCAGCGCAGTATTTCTCTCGATTGCACTGAAGAAACTCCCGCTCGGTACAGCTTATGCGTTATGGACCGGGATGGGAATTATAGGAACCACTTTATGCGGGGTGCTTCTGTTTAAAGAAATCCTCAGTCCGGCGCAGATCATCTGCATCGTGATGATTGTTGCAGGTATTGCTGGACTTAAGATTCTGGGAAACTAAAAAAAGCCCTGCCGCAGATATTTTCTGCAAGCAGGGCTCATATTATTTCACCCGGATTTTCTGACCAGGATAAATGATATTCGGATTCTTGATGCTCGGATTGAGCTTAAGAAGTGCTGCCAAGGTGAGCCCATGCTTTGCTGCAATGCCGGAGAGTGTATCTCCGGAGACAACAGAGTAGTAGACCTTCGTCTGCTTGGGAGCAGAGGAGGAGACCAGCTCGTTTACCCTCTTCTGGACAGCATCGTAGGAAAGGCCAAGAGCCTCGATGGCCTTCCGACGCTGATCGCCATTACCAAACTCGCCTGCGATGACCTTCTTCGCTGCCTCCTCGATGGTCAGAGCAGATGTTGGCTGTGGTTCCGGATTTTTCGTCGATGCCTTATACCCATTGAACCCACCATTCATGATGATGATTGGAAAGTCCTGGTATGCATAGTCGAGATCAACACGTCCGCTGATTCCTGGCACCGTGCCATTTGAACTGTACTGCCAAATACCGCAGGAGCCTGCGAAGCTGCAGGAGCTTGCCCACTGCGCACACCAGAAGGAGTAGCGCTTCCGGATCTCTTCCTTCACAACAGCTCGGACATAGGAAGAGGATGTGTAAAAGCCAGCGAAGTATCCTGCTGCTTCGAGCTTGCTGCAGAAGGTCTTGATGAGACCGGAACAGAAATCCATGCCAGCATCAAGCTGAGACTTCTCCTCCATGTCGAGATACACAGGATAATCAAACTGCTTCCCAGCGAGGGCACGAAGGAAGGCATCTGCCTCTTCACCAGCTTCCTTAAAACCATTAGCATAACTGTACCAGTATGCACCGACATGAAGTCCTGCCGCTTTTGCCTTCTTGTAGTTAGACTCAAAGAATTCATCCTTTCCCTTGGTACCATAGCCAGCCCGGATGATAACGAACCGGGTGCCGCTGTTCTTTACCTTCTGAAAATCAATGGCTCCCTGCCATTTTGAAATATCGATTCCTTTAACCTGCATGATTCATTCCTCCTTAAAAAGAGAAGCCCTCCGGACTTGTTACCATCCGAAGGGCTGTGCCTCGTTCACGAAGAGACGCTCGAGATAGAAGGATCACCTCCTCTCAGGGCTCGTTCTTCGTCGCTTGCTTATAGACCTGGTTGATTCCCGTTGCCGCAAATCCACTCACGATTCCAACTGCGAGTGCGTTGACAATGTCGGTCGCAGGGAAGTCCGGCATGAGGTAAAGACCTGCGATGCCAAGAAGGGCACCGACGCTTCCACAGATCACCGGAATCCAGGTGTCCGGAACCTTCTCAGACGCCTTGCAGGCAGCGCCGATGAGATATGCGATGACCGTGATTGCAGCAACAGATGCGATTCCAAAATCCATGACTCATTCCTCCTTCTTTTCTCCGTCCGGAGATTGATAGGGCAGCTTTTGCACTGCCTGGTATAGGTTTTCTCCCGTGCCGTTCCCGCCGAGCGCCTTGTAGGGTTTGTAGAGATACTCGAGATTCTCTCTGTCATCAAGGCTTGCCCAGCCACGGGCAATAAAAAAGCTGCATGCGGTATAAAGCCTGTCATGCAGCAGAGCGAGAATTCCTTCCCGCAGAACGTCATATTCGGTTTTCTTACCTTTGAGCTTTTTCACGCACAAGGTAAGTACTGCGATGATGAGTGCAAATAGCTCCTGCACCCAGTATTTCAAGATCCAGTCCATTGGACGCCTCCTTTATGTAGTACTTCCAGAAGTACCTGGAAGCGTAACCGATTGCCTGTTGCCATTTGAGTCCTCAAGGATGATCTCATTTCCTTCGAGCGTCAGCTTATACGTTGTATCGGTGAACACCGCGTTCTCCGGGACCTCTGTCTTGAGAGAAGAGATCAGGCTGTTCAATGCCGTCACAATAGACAGGATCACTTTTGAGGAGCCTTTGTATTCCACCTTATGAATCAACATTGTAAAAATCCTCCGATCTCTTCACGGCCCCGATATTCCTTCCGGTATATGCTTTCAGATCAGTGATGATCCGGTCGGTATCGAAAAGCCGGTCTGTGAGCTTATATGAGGAAATATACGGGTCAAAGTAGGAAAGGTTCTCCGGCTCGATGTAGGTCGTATCCCGGACAGATTTCACGCAGGCCCTGCATTTATCTGTGGCTTTGACTTCCTCCTCGCGGGTTGTCGCATACCAGTGCTGGTCATGCCACCGGCAGTTGTAGTAGCATCCAGTGTTGCAGATGAGAGTGTAGCGGTACTTGGTCGGAAGGCGCTTGATCGCATCCAGGTGCCTGTTAAACCAGAAGAAGAGCACGATGCTGTCGTACATCGAGAAGTCGCCTTCCTGAAGGTCTTTCTCGGTAAGGCAACTGGTGACTGAAAGCGTGAGCGTCAAATCGCCATGTCTGGTCCTTGCTGCGATTGCGAGAGCATCATCATTTATGATGAACTGCCGGATGCCGAGCGCGTAGTACTTTTCAAGAACCTCCAGCGAGGCATTCCTGTGCATCAGGATGCAAAGCGGCAGCCCCAGTTGCATGAGTTCCTTAAGCCGGATCAGATACTCGTCGTAGGATTTCGGATACTCATCCCGGAGCGGGATGTCTCGCCTTGTCGTTATGGCGTCCTCCACATAGGCTGGCAAATAGATGCAGCTGATGTATGGAAAAAACTCACGATTTCTCGCGAGCTTTCCAACATAGTCATAGGCAAAGTTATATGGGAGTTCATACTGTTTCATCAGAATCCTCCTTGTCCGTCAGGGTGTAGGTCACCTTCATTGTCTGCGATGCGTTCTTTGTAATTGGTGAGGACAGGTTGTTGATGGTGCCAAGATAGGCTGCCCGGAAGACTGTCCTGATCCGGTCATTGTCGTAGTAGCCGTCATAGTGATAGGTAGCGAGCACCTTGTCATCGAGGAAGGCTATGCAGGGATTTGCCACAGGACCACCGGTCGTAGCTTCCTCAGAGTAGGTGCCGTCCTCATAGAGGAAGCCGACCTTTGTATAGGTGGTGCCATCCACTCTGTAGTCGTACTGGTATTGGATGCCACCGTTATATAGGAGCGGGCACATGTTCTGAATGGTGCCATCGTTCTGCGTTTTGAAAAGCTTGATGTCCGCGATGTTCGCAAGGTCGATCACATAGATGCTCTTTTCATCGCTACCTCTTGCATAGAGGTGGTTGTTCCGGATAATCATGCTGCCTTCACGGCGATTGGTCAGGTGAACACCGGCCAGGGTGATTTCCTGTTCGGCTTCAGCGGAGAAAGACAGGTCAGAGTATTTGTACTTCGTAACATAGATCTTGGCATCGCCGCTGTCATTCTTCTCATCAAAATGGTAATCGTGGTAAGTATTGCCATAGTAGGTGTAGGTGTTCACCCGATTATTCTGTGTGATGAAGTAGATATACCCATCATACCCAGGAAGCCAGTACTGATAAGGATTGCTGACCTGAAGGCCTTCATGACTCGGCGGATCAAGCGTCGTGACATCAATCGCGGTCTTAGCCAGATCATTGTAGGAGAGATCGTTCACCTTTGCCTGGTACAGATCCATTCTGCATTTTTGGACAGTTTTGCCATCGCTCCGCAACCAGTAGACATATTCATCTTTCAGAAAAAGAATGCGGGCATTATGCTCTAGAGAGTCATTGACATTCGTATCACTGACGGAATCCAGATAGAACTGCCGCTGGAAAGGATTAGCACCAGCATACTTATTCGTGAGTGCGATGGCTTTGATCGTGCCGTTTCCCTGAGCGGTACCAAAGTCCCAGACAGAAACATAGCCTGTATCAGTCGCATGCGATTCGATGGAGTTAAGAGAGCCTCTCATCGGGTCCGTTGTATTTGAATCTCGGTCTCCGTATCCTACGAGCTTGGCATTTGACGGAAAGGCGACATTGTCGGCGGCTTCTTCGAGCGTGTTGTTAAAGAGCATCAGACCGCCGAGTGCATTCGTAGCAATGGGAAAGACACTCTGATTCATAACCTTGCCCATCATGTTCTGTGCAGCGATCAGGTACTGGACCGCGTTCGTTACGAGGTTGTCTTTCTCATAGGTTTTTTCTATTTTGCCGGTCTCGGCATTAAAGAGCTCTATCTTCGTGTGGCCCTTGATCATTCCTCTACCTCCTTCAAAAAGATCTGAATATCTGTAAGTGTGCCTTCCTTGTGGATGATGGCCTTTATCTTGATGGAGCCGGTGAGCTTCTCAGCCCACTGATCCTTTGTGATTTCCTTCATGGCAGGACCGAACATGCCATAGGATTCCCGCGTGGTATCAGGCTCTGTCCATCCGTTTTCATAGGACCACCAGGTCTTTCCGTGATCGAAGGATGCAAGGAAGTTCACATTGTTGCTGTCGCAATCAGTGGTGACGGAGAGGATTTCAGATGCCTCTTCATCCGGGCTTTCAATTTCCTGAACGGAGGTTACATCCTTTAGCTTCCAGGCACCATCTTTGATTTCGATGGCATCGTGGTTATAGGTCATTACATCATCGTGCAGAGTATCGTAGCGGTACAGGAACTTGATGTTTCCAACATGCCCACCGATACCGCGAAGGATAGAGGCAAGACCGAAGGCAGGAATAATATCCGATACACCTGCGTCATTATTCGGGACCATGGTCACAGCGACTGCATCCGTAAATGGGCGGTAGATCTTTGAAAGGTCTGCCGGGAGTACTTCATCCTCTGCAGAGAGTGAGCCATCCCAAGCACCCTCACCTGCAAGACCCTGACCGACGAGATAAGCTCTGGCGCTTCCTGCCTCGATGTATAGGGAAGCTCCTGCCATTGATATCCAGGCTGCAAAGTTACCCATCAGGTTTGCGGTCGATTTCCAGATGTACTGGAGATGAAGGAGATGCGTGCCATCCTGCAGTGTTTCTACAGGATAGTAGTCTTTGACCTCCTCACCGTTCATGTAGTAGGTGACGGTGACAGAGCCATCTGTATTCGTAACCGAACTGTCAGTTGTGACCTCCGTCGTATCAATCCGGAGCTTGATCTCTGCATGGAACTCGATGTAGGTCGCCTTCTGGGTGGCATACTTTAAGTCGATGATCTTTCCCTTATTGCCATCACCGATTGTGATCTCGTCTGCATTGACGTAGGAGTAGTAATAAATGCTGTCGGCACTCGTGGTCGACAGGAGACCTGCGATGTTCTTATCCACCTTGGACTTCGCAGAGACGAGCGCAGGGTTCTGTCCGACACCGGTTGCTTTGTAGGTACCATTGTAAGTCCAGTCATACTTCGTGATGCAGGACTTGGAGCTTTCACCAGCAATGCCGCCTGTGAAAAGAAGGACGTCACCGAGGTCGTAGACCGGGCTTCCGATCATGCTGACTTCCATTGGCACATAAGAAATAGTCTGCATGGCATTGAGGACTGCAAGGCGCTGTCTCTCAGTCACTTCCGGGAGACCATACTGCATGAGTGGGTTGCTGCCCATGTTGAAGGTAAGACCATCGTCAGGCATCAGGCCATAATATTTCGTCGCCTGGTCCGCAATGTTCACGATGGATAGACCTGTGTATCTGGTAATGAAATCTGAGAACTTACCTCCGGAGAAGCGGTGACTGATATCAATCGTATCGACCGGTTCCGAGGAGTAGAGCCTAAGAACCAGAGCACCATCGCGATTGATCGTGGCAAAGGTCCCTGTCGTCATGGCGCACCAGGCAATGAGATCCCGCCAGGTCTCCATGTCGTTCTCCGGATACACCGAGAACTCCTCTGTGCCATTCGGCAGTGCCTCAACCTCGGTCTGCTCCATGCCAAGCGATACACCACAGGCATTTGTAGCTGCCAGCAGGAAGTCGTAGATCTTCTTGGAGCCATTGTCGATCTGGATCGTCTTTTCGAAGCGAGCCATGTTGTCATAGGCTGTGATCTCGACACCGGATTCTCCCCAGTTGGCTTCACTCACGTGGAAGATACCAAGTGGAACATCCTCATACGTGCCTGCGGGAAGAAGGAGTCCCAGGGAGGGCTTGATCGCCATGTCATCGAGTGTCTGCCGTACAAAAGGCATCTTCATGAACGTGACCTTGAGCTCCCCGATATACACAGAGCCAATCGACACGTTCGTATCATCGGAGCACTGATTGGTAAGGTGAAAGGACCCAGAGAGGATGTTTTCGTCAGAGAAAGACAGATCACCAGCGGTCCCGGTCATCCGAAACCGCTGGACCTGCTGTTTCATGGCTGCTTTGTATTCATCACTTACGCTGTACATGGCAGCCTCCTCTCATTAGAATTCGTATAGGTCAAAGGACACAGTATAGAGTCCATTCGAAGATGCCAGCTTCTCGCTGTTCTTCTCCGGACCAGTCTTAAAGTTCCGGATACGCATAGTCCGAGTCTTGTAGTCTCGGGTTTTCAGATCGTAGAGCCTTACGGCAATGGAATCCTTGTCGCGGAAATTTGTGAAGGTAGAAGCCCAGGCAGCGGAGCACTTGAACTCGCAGGAAACCGAGAGCTTGTCGTACCTGGTGACGATCACCTGATCGGTCCCGGCCTCCGTCTGGTTGGTGGTCTCGATAACCGAGTAGGATTCCTGCCATTTCGACGGCCAGAAGAGCTTGGTGTCATTAAAGTAGATTGGATAGTCCTTCTTTAACATCATCTGCCTCCTGACCTGAAATTCGTTCTCTGGTTTGCTTTAACGACAATCTCATCAATGCGGTCCTGGCCGATGTAGACCGGGATCACAATCGTCTGGTTGCCGCCTGCAGCAGCAACTGCTCCCTGGACGATCTGGGAGAGCCGATCGGTTCCGACAACTGCTTCCTCACCAGCTTCACCGCCGCCAAGGAGCCTCCCACCAGCCATTCCAAAGAGAGTCGGGCTGTTCAGGATATACGGCTCGTCCATAGCCTTCCGGTACCAGTCAACACCAATGTGCGGTACCGATGGCGGGTCGAGGGAAAAGCTACCGGAGATCGAGAAATGCGGCATCTTGAGCTTTGGCAGGGACCAGGAGAAGTTGAAAAAGCCCTTGATCTTATCAATGGCACCTCTGACTGCCTCCTTGGCAGCATCCATCTTTTCAGAGAATGCATTCTTGATATCATCGAGCTTCGAGCGGGCGGTAGAAAGAGCCTCGCCGAGCTTGCCACCGGTCGTCTTGTTGATGACCTCAAACCCGGTCTTCCAGATATTCTTGTAGCCTTCCATCGCTGTGGTGATGACACCCCTGATGCCGCCGCCATTCTGCTGAACAGTAGACTTGATGCCTGCCCAGGCTGTGCTGGTGTTGGTCTTCACTGTATTCCAGGCATTCGTGATGTGATCCTTGATGCCGGTAAATACAGTAGTCGCGCCGGTCTTCATGCCGTTCCAGACTGTGGAGACACCCGTCTTGATGCCGTTCCAGGCAGTCTCTGTTCCTGACTTGATGCCATTCCAGAGCCCGGTAAAGAAAGTGGCAAGACCCTGGCCGACTGTCTTTACGCCAGAGCAGATGCCATCCCAGACACCGCCAAACCACTCGGTGATTTCTCCCCAGTGCTTCACGATTTCGACGACAGCAACAATCGCCGCGATGACCGCAGCAATGATGCCGATCATCGGAAGAAGGCCGATGGAGCTGAAGGCAGCAAGACCAGTGGAGAGTCCGCCGATCGTATTCATGAGAGTTCCAATTCCACTCGTGATGGTACCGAAGGTAGAGATGACCTTGCCGACCCCGACGAGGATCGGACCAATCGCCGCAGCAACAAGTGCCGCCTTGATAATGAACTGCTGCATGGGCTCCGGGATTGCCTGCCAGATTTCAGAGAACTTCTTTAAGGCCCCGGATGCCTGCTCGAGCATAGGAGCAAGAACTGTTGCGAGGGAGTTACCGATCTCAGCGCCGGTCACCTTTAGCTGATTCAGCGTGGTCTTGAACTTATCGATTGGGTCCAGGGTGTCATTGAAGGTGGTTTCCACGTTTCCTTTGAAGGAATCCATGCTAGAGGAGAAGCCATCAAAGGAGAGCTTTCCGGTCTGCATGGCGTTATAGATAGAGGCACCAGCCTTGGAGCCAAAGAGGTCATATGCTGCTTGCAGTTTCTCTGTATCCGACTTGTTGGATTTCATCGTGCCGGAGAACTCAGACAGAGCCTGATCGAGCGTCTTGCCATCGGATGCCGCATTCTTCATGGCCTTCTTCATACCAGCCATAGCCGTAGACACATCAAGACCGGACATCTCGACGTTTCCGAGGAACTGAGCAGACTGCGTTGCGTTGAGTCCCATCGACTGCAGCTGTGCCGCATTTCCAGAAAGATCCTGCGAGAGCTTATCCATCGAAAGACCGGTGGCCTGACCGACGGAGTTCAGGACGTCCAGCATGCCACCAGCCTGGGAAGTATCCATACCGAAAGCATTGAGGACAGAGGAGACGTTATCGATGGAGGTCGAGACATCGGTATCGTTGATGGTGGCGAATTCCACGAACTGCTGCGAGAGATCCTTTAAGGCATCTCCGGTCAGGCCAAACCTCGTATTCACTTCGCCGATGGCAGAACCAGCCGTCGCAAAGTCGGTCGGGATCGTGGTTGCGATATCATTCGCAGCATCCTGCATATCCTTCAGGGCCTGCCCGACAGCGCCGGTCTTGGTCTTCACGATATCCGCGCCTTCATCGACCTCATTAAAGGCAGCAAGAGAAGCAGCACCGACTGCAGCGATTGGAGCCGTGACATGCGTGGAGAGACCCTCGCCGACACCGGTGATCTTATCGCCGACATCCTTCATTTTCTGACCGGCCTGCTGGAGCTGCACTCCGGCGACGGACCCGACAGATTTATACTGATCTTCGAGACCTTTGAGTGCCTGTTTGGTATCTTCAATCTCTCGGGTCAGAGCTTCCTGCTGTTTGATGGTCTCCTCGGTCTGGGGAGCTTCCTTCAGCTGTTTTAAGGCTGCCTGCTCCTGCTCGAGTTTTTCTTTGGTGTCCTTGATCGCTTCAGAGAGATATTTCTGCTTCTGGACCAGTAGATCAGCATTGCCCGGATCGAGCTTTAAGAGCTTATTCACATCGCGGAGCTGGTTTTGTGTATCCTTGATGGACTTGTTGACGTTTTTTAAGGCGTCAGAGAGTTTGGTAGTATCGCCGCCGATCTCGACAGTGATGCCCTTGATGCGGTCCGCCATGCTGACCTCCTTCCTTTACCAGTTGTTGAAATCCTCCTGGGTAGCCACCTCGCAGTAGTCGCCGTTCACGTCATTGTCTGCTTCAGACATGCAGTCATAGATCTGGCCTTCCTCGATGAGGGAGAGCTCCGGAATCGTAAAGCCCAACTGCTTACAGCGCAGAAGATATACCGCTGTATTTATTTCTCTATCAGTTGGGCGGGAGTGGGGTTTGCATCCGACGTCGTTGCCCGGTTGCCAAGATAGATCGCGACAAATTCATCGAGCTTCTCAATGAGGCAGATGCCATCAAAGCATGCAGCCCAGTGGATGAAGTCATCCATGGAAAGGCCGCTCGTCTTGCCTGCGGCCTGCGCCGCCATGATGTATCCGAGTTTGGCACCGACCAGGGTATCGAGATTCTCCGTCGCCAGGTTGTTCATGGTGACCATCAGGTCCTCATGAAAGGTCATCCGATAGAGAATTGCCGTTGCACCATTGGCCTCAAAGGGCAGGACCTTGGTGGTCCCGTCCTCGAGGGTCATTTCTATTTCCTTAACCATGGATCACACCTCCTTAACCGGCAGAAGCTGTGGAGGTCTTCGCCTTTGGAAGGTGGACCTCGTCATACCAGGAGTTGTAGGTTTCATCATCAGTTTCCGAGCAGGTGTCTGCCTTCACGATGTTGGCATCCAGTTCCTTCGAGAAGATCGTGGATGCATCGATCGTCAAAGCCTCAGTCTTTACGGAAACCTTGTCCTCCTTGGTCTCAGCCTCGATATCCGGACGGCTGGCCGTGCAGTTGTAGAGGACGTGCCGTACTGCCTTCACATCGCCGACAAATTCAAAGAGCAGCGCGAAGGGAACCGGCTGCGCATCAGCGTTCTCAACCAGGACACCGTTTGCATCCTTGATGTCACCAAGAACCGCCGTCTTGAAATCCTCTGGAACCATAGCGGTCTCGAGGTCGCCGTTGTAGCCGGTATTCGAGCTCGTGACATAGTACTTGATGTCGTCAGCATAGAAGGGTTCCTGGGAGCCCTGGGCCGAGAACTTAATCGATACAGCACCGGGCCAGACGGCAGGCTTTTCGAAGGTGGCAGTGCCATCTTCGGCGATCGTTGCCAGTGCATAGTGGACGTTTTTGAGGCCGTACCTCACCTTGTTTTTCTTACTTGCCATGACTGCCTCCTTATAGCGTCAGCTCATAAAGCACTTCATACATCCGCTCGGAATCAATCCAGGTTTCGGACTTGTTCCAATAGATGTCGTTTCCTGCAAATATCTTCTCGAGCTTTTTCTCGAGCTTCGGGTCCTTCTTATCGGTGTAGAGCTCTACGTTTACCTCAGGGAAGGAAGCATAGACTGCGTTATCTGCACCGAAGTTATCCGAGGTCGGAGAAAGAAACACGAGAAAAGGCGGGTCCGGAGACTCGCCTTCAGCAAAATGGTCATAGGCCAGAGGAAGGCCTGCTTCCTCCAGCATGGTTACCAGGTGATCGTATGTCATGATCCGCCGCCTTTCTCAAGCGCCTCCGTGATGTCGTTTTCAAGATCCTTGATGCCTTCTTCCTCAGCAGGAGCGATGTGCGGGATAGCCTTGGTCCTGCCGCCATTCCGTTTTGCATGCCCGTGCTCCAGGAGATGTGTCAGCTGGTAGCGGCCAGCATGAACGGTCATTACGAGACGTTCATTGTTCTCGTCGGTCTTTGTGACCTTCCAGGACTTCTTATATTTCCCGGTGAGGACAGGAGCCTTCGACTGGATGTTTTTCTTTACATCCTTGGCTACCTTCTCGACGGATTCCTTCATTGTTTCTGTGGACAGGTCCTTGTATTCCTCGAGGCCCTTCATGATCTCAGCAGAGAGCTGTTCAGGTTTTATTGTCTTTCCCATAGGATCACCTCTTAACGAGCTCGCAGTGGAATTTCAAAGAGTTATGCTTGTAGCCCATCGGATTCACGTAGAGGATGTTATAGAGCTTCCCGTCTGCGATGATCCGATACCCGTCAGAAGTCACCTCTGAGAGAGCCTTGCACCAGCGCGTCGTGAAATCGATGGTCTCCTTTGGATTCGTGGTTCCGGCAGCATCCGTTTCTGTACCAGACCCGGAGGCTGTAGCCCAGCAGGTGATGTAATCAGCCTGCTTTGTGGTGTGGTTCCCATATTCGTCTTTCTCTATCATTTGTTTCTGGAAGGTGATCCGAAGGTTTAATGCTGCTATGTCCATCAGAAGCCCTCCTTCCGGCTGCCCTCGAGAAGAGCACGAAGGGAGAGGGTGATAGATTTAAGGTCCGCATCCTCTCTGTGCTCGTACAAATAGGCGACGGTAAAAAAGACCGCTTCCTTGGCATAGGGCATGGCAAAGAAAGCATCTTCGTCATCCGTCCTGGCTACGTCCATCGCAAGGCGGGTAGCGGACGTGATGAGGGAGGAGATGAGACCATCATCCTCCGAAAAATCTACCCGGAGATACTGCTTCATTTCATCCAGTGTCACCATGTCCGCATAACCTCACTTTCTATTAGGCACCTGCTCCTGCCTTCAGGATCTGGATAGCCTCCGGAAGGACGAGCTTGCCATCAACACGCTCCTTGGCTACATACCCTACCATGCCGTTTCCAGCAAAGAGCTCGCGGAGCTCCTGGAAGGATCTCACTCCACGGTCACCGATGTTGTAGTAGCTGTAATCACCAAAGGCGATCGCGGGCTTACCTGCCTCAAGGAGCGGAGCATAGGCAGACGTGTGAATGTCGTAGCCGCAGAGCTTGTCCGGCTCACCGGCAGTGTAGGAAGGCTGCCAGATGTAGGCCTGGTTATTATCCTTGAGTTTACGAATCACAGCGAGAGTCTGGTCATTCAGGATGAAGGACGCATTCTTACGATACGGTCTCTTCAGGCTGTAGATGAGAGTGAGAATATCGTCGGAGGAGAGCTTTGTGCCGCTGATGGTCACTGCAGTTTCTCCGCCACCGGTCTCTGCGAAGATACCGAGAGGCTTGCCCTTGCCATCGCCGTTTAAGAAGGCATCCTCCTCAGCATTACCGAGAGCCTTGCCGAACTCATTGATGATGTAGTTCTCAAGGTTGAAGGCGTTGTCGTAGAGGAGCTCCTCCGTGATCTTGATTGCCACATGGAGCTTGTGAGCATCCAGGACTACCTGGTCGAAGGTGGCATCGCCGAAGGTGAGAGCCTGACCCTCCTCAATCCATGCTGCCGCAGGCTTCGTTGCAGCGATATTGATCTTGTGCTCACCGGACGTGGTGATGGTGGTAGCAAGACCTCTGAAGATGTTCTCTTCAGTCAGCTTGTCGATAAGACGGGAGTCCCATTCCTCCGGAACCAGGTATCCGCCGTTCGCGTCATTCCCTTCCTCGAGGACATCTGAGATCTGGTGGAAGCCGGTACGCATGGCTGCGATCATGGCCTTGGCATATGCCTTAGAGGCCCTGCCGTGCTTCTCCTCCGGATCATCGGACGGAGCTGCCGCACCAGGTCTTCCGGTAAGAGGAGAAGCCGTAGGCTTTCCCATCTGCTCCTCGATCGCCTTCTGACGATTCAGACGGTCGATCTCGCGGGTGAGGTCGGTGATTTCCTTCTCCATACGGTCATAGGTCTCACCGTCCGTATCAGAGAGGACACCGTTCTCGTTTCTGTGGGAGTCAAGGAATGCCTTTGCTGCCTCCCATGCGTTTGCACGCTTGTTGATTAAATCCTGTACGTTCATTTCGTTTACCTCCATTAGAGAAAATGCTTCATGAGATCGAGACGCCTTTCGAGGTCGTCGATCTGGTACGAGTGATGTGGTTCTTTATGCAAATCCGCAGGGAGATGCGGCTTGGCATCTTTTGCTTCCTGCTCCTTGCAGTAGTCAAGGAGCTTCCTGCCTGTGGCAGCTGCCACCTGATAGCGGGAGAAGAGCATGGATTCATGTCCAGAGAAAAGGGCTGATGCATCATCCTTCTTTTTCTCTTCATCAGGATCATCGCCTTCATCTGGTGTATCCTCATCAGGTTCATCCTGTTCCCCTTCGTCAGGGTCGTTCTCCTCTGGCTTATTAAGAGGAGCAGTACTGTAGAGCTCAGACCGGTCGATGATGCCGTCTGCGAAGTGGAGCTCGACGGCTTTACCGGAATCCATCCAGGTCTCTTCATCCATGAGCTTTGAGAGCTTGTTCCGAGAAAGTCCTGTCTTTGCCTGGTAGGCATTGATGATGGAGTCCTTTACGGAAGAGAGCATCTCGATTGCCTTTTCCATCTCGGTCTTGTCACCCATAGCAACGGTCGAAGGGTTATGGATCATAAGCATGGAGACTGGAGACATGAGCACCGAATCACCTGCCATTGCAATGACAGAGGCAGCCGAGGCAGCGATGCCGTCAATCTTCACGGTAACCTTTCCCTTGTAGTCGCGGAGCATGTTGTAGATCTGTGCTGCCGCAAAGACATCGCCACCCGGAGAGTTGATCCAGACTGTGATATCGCCGGTACCGGAATTAAGGTCCGACTTAAAAAGAGCCGGAGTGACATCATCGTCAAACCAGCTCTCCGAAGCGATCGTTCCGTCAAGGAACAGAGTGCGCTCTTTGGATTCTTCAGTAGATGGACTATCCAGAGCGTTCTTGGCCCAGCG